GTTAGGATATCGAGGGTTGCCGTGATGCGGAACGTGGGAGGTTGCAACTACGATGGAATGTACTTGATCCAGTGTCGCCCACGACGGTCGCGGAAGTGCGGAATGCCCACGTCGGCGAGCAGGCCGCTACTACACCACCAGCGTACGGTGCGTTCCGGGCGATGGAGCTGGCGGGCGTACTCGGCAGGGGTGAGCCAGTGGTTGCGCCACTCCATGCGCAGGAGGGTGGAAGGATCGGCCACGGCGGGATTGTCAACACCCTTGCTCATCTTCGCACTCCCTTCGCCCTCGAAAGCGCCTCCAGCGCCATCTCCTGCTCGTGCTCCCGCGCGATCTCCTCCGCGTGCGGGAAGTTCAGCATGTTCAACCCACGGCGCACGGAGAGGATCTTCGCCTTCATCAGCTCCGGGGCCATCTTGCGCAACACGGTCTGCGACAGCGGCTGGATGCTGGCTTCGTCCACTTCCACGTCGAACATGTCCGGGCGGCCCTGCATGAGATAGTCCAGAGGCTTCCACTCGACAGGTTTACGCACTTCGTCCGAGGGAACGAGGTTCGTGCGCACGGCAGTGTAGAAGCGGCACATGGTGTAGTACCAGAGTTCGCTGAACATCTGGAACGACACCGCGCCGAGGCGACCGCGCAGCTGAGTCAGCCCCTGTGCGCGGAGCACTGATTCGTCATATAGCTCTGGGCTGAGGTTCCCCGCGCCGGGATTGCCGCTGCGCGCCGGGGTGAAGCCTTGCAGTGCCTTCTGCCGGTCGAGCAGCGCGGATGGGAAGTTCATGAAGTGCGCCGGCCACGCGGGCGGGTTCACGCACTGCGGGACGTTGGACTGCGGGTTGATAACGCAGACCTCGCCGGGGATGCCGCCGAAGGCTTCCACGTCGATGCCGGTGTTGGAGTGGATGAACCAGACGCCGTTGTTCAGGCGCACCGCGTTCTCGAACAGGCCGGTCATCAGGCGTTCGGAGACGTTCTGTAGGGTGACCGAGTAGCGAACAGCGGGGACGCTCCAGATGCCGAACATCGGAGGCATCGACCAGAACGGCACGGTGGGGAACATGCGCAGCGGGAGCCAGTTGTCACCGTCGGAGAGGATGCGGCCCTCGCACTCGATGATGAGGCGACCGTTCGGGTATTTCCATTCGAGATCGGGGGAGCCGCCCTCGCCACGGTTCGAGTCTGGATTGGTAATCTCGCCGTCTGGGAGCTTCTTCCCCTCGATCTTCTTGGCCATGCGGGTGTAGTCCTGGCAGTAGCAGTAACGCACGCGCAGGCGGGTGTCGGAGTTCGACGCTCGGTTGGAGGGGAGACCGCCGACCGATTGCATCGGGCCGTCGGGCATCGACAGCCCCGCGCCGGATGGCCCGTAGAGCGATTGCTTCGGCGTCGTGGTAGGACGTTGCTTGAGGCCAGCGGAGGTCAGCGGCCAGCGGCGGCGGATCTCGTCGAGGTGAAGGTAGTCGGTCAGGATTTCGTAGCTGCGATCGAGGTCGTAGTCAGTGGTCGGATCGGGGAAGTAGGTCAGCGGGTTCCGCGCCTTGGCCCAGAGCATGCCCTTGCCTCCGCGGGCCTCGGGATTGAGTCCGATCTGGAGTACGCCGAGACCGCCGAACAGCGACCACAGCATCGCGAACATCGCGTGATAGTTCACCCGCGCGCGTCGCCACTCGGCTTGGAAGGTCTTCTCGCGGTCTTCCTCCTGCGCTCCGCTATGTTGATTCGTAATGTATACGCGAGGGGAGGATTCAGAGAGGTCGTTGGCCTCGTAGAGCATCAGCGTTTGCAGCTCGGGGATTTTAATTGTCGGGCGGAACGTCGGAACGGGAGAGCCACCGGAGCCAGAGTCCGACAGCATGTAGAACTCCTCGATATTGGCGAGGTAGTCCTGTCCAAGAACTCGGTCACGTTGTTCACCCGCGAGTCTCTGCCACTCATCCAAATGTTTGCTCAGAGGGGAGATATCCAATGAGTCGCTGCTCTTGCGCGTTGTGAAGACTGTGGCCATTTAGTCCAGTAGGAAGTAATACCTCTTGTCAGGAGTGTACACCGTGGACCCTTCCGCCTCGCTGGGCAGATAACAACCGAACCGCTTCAGTGCTTCCCTACGTGTCATCGCCCTGCCGATGGTTCTGCACATAGCTACTTCCGCTTCCCCGGTCGCGGCGGCGTCATGCGGTTCGGAGACTTCGTGCCATGGCGCAGGCGCGGCCCGCGCTGGGCCTCTTCGTTCGTGCCTCCGTAGGCGTTGTCGGCGATGACGATTGGCCCTTTGGCCATTACTTTCCTCTCAAGCGTTTAAGCAGGGGAGATGGAGTAAAGAAGTCCTCAATGTCCTGCTTACACTGCGCGTCGAACTCAGGGTCACTCTGTCTGCGAGCCTGTACAACTTCTGCCATTTCCCGAAATGTGGGATTGCTCGGAAATATCGAGCAGGGGGTGTCCAGCATTTTCTCTGTGTCAAACTTATCTTTATCGTCTGCCATCAGCGTCGCCCTCCATGCTTGCGCCGCCCTCGCGACCGCTTGCGCTTCAGGTCATCGTGCTGGCGGTCGGACTGGTGATTGCGGACTCGCCGCGTGTGCTTCTTGTGCTTGCGGGGGAGGCCACGATAATCGGTGATAGATGCGCGTCCAGTCTCGGGCAGCAGGTTGGCGGTGTCCACGGCGCGGCTCATCGGGGGTGTACCTCCACTGTGCTACTTTGCTTCCATTGCCACTGGCTTGTCAACATCAAACTCACCCGACGGTGGTTCCTCGCCCCGGAGCCACGCGCCGACGATCTCCGCAGCATCGTGCCCGGAGTCCTCCTCGCCCGAGCCTCCCATGTATTCTTCGAGCTTCTGCATGGTGTCGATCATCTGCGGGAGGGTGATCTGGCCGGACATGATTAGGGTCTCGGCGTTGGTCGAGAGATCACGCTGGAGCTGGCGCCAGGCTGCGCCCTTCTTGGAGTCGCGGGCGGTGGAGAAGGCGGCGAAGATTTTCGACAGCACATCACGCGCCGATTTTATCTTCTCCAGCTCTATTGTTTGCGGTTCTCCCACGGGTACTGCCGCGTCGCGTCGCGTAGCTCCTGCGCCTGCCGATTGGCCCGCGCGGTTCGCTTTGTGGCTTGGCTTAGCTCCAGCAGGTACAGGTCGAGGTCGCTGCGCACCACGGGGCGATGCTGCTGGCTGGACTGGGAGATCGATTCTTCCTCGTCCGGGGAGTGAGTTGGCGACGCTTGGGATCGTAGCAGGCGGTTGTTGAGCGTCCGCGCCGCCAGCACCTCCGGTAAGGTCTCGGTGGATTCGGTCGGCCCAGTCGTCGGTAGTGGTGATAGCTGGTTCGTTGGCGTTGGGCATTCGGTGGCCTCCTTCGCTGGCACGTAGTATATCCTCGCGCCGAGGCGGAGGGTGAGCATCGCGGCGTTGTCGGACGAGAGGTTCTGCAACGACAGCTCCAGCCCGAGCTGTTGCAGTTCGCTGAGCTGGCAGGTGAAGGTGCCACCGTGCTGGGCTAGCAGCGCGATTAGCGATTTCAGGAACTCTGAATTAATACTAACCTCCTGCCAGATGCATGAACCTGCCCACTGTTGCGTTATACGCTATCTGTCCATTCGGGTACAGCGTATATTCCGTACCACATTGTGAGCATTTAAGCACGATAACCTTGGCCGGTACGTCCAAGCCTTCAATCCATTTATCACATCCACAAGCCATAACTACACGCCCTCCAGACTCGCCCCTGCGGGCTTCTTTGTTCCCTTGTTGATTCGCTCCAACGCCTTGAGATGCCGATCCCCGTGGTCCAGCAGCATCCCGAGGTCGCTCATGAACGGGTCGAGCGACACGGGAGTGCCGTTTATCATCGTGGGTTCCCCGGCGGCGCGGTCGAGCGTCTCGGCGCGGCCCTTGGACTGACGCGGGGTGTGGTACTGCTCGACGGCGATCCAGCCGAGCAGACCCGAGTTATGGACAGCATATCCCTCAGCCACGTAGCTCTGATGCCCATCGTCCACATGCAAGTTATAAACCTGCGCAGACGACTCTAGCTTCTTAATTCCTTGGATTGGAACCCAGAACCCCTTGGAGGTTGGAACTACATGACGCTTTTTGAAACGCCTCTCCACCTCTTTAAATTTTATTCCGTCGTGAACAAAGCGACCAAAATACTCAGGAGATACATGCACGGAAATAATATCTTGACCTGATGAGCGATGAATGGTGGCCCATATATCGTGATCTATCAGCAACTGGCGAACTTGCCAAGCCAACACCCACGATTTAGTACTAGCATATATGTGATTTCTTCCGCAGCCCTTGGTTTGGCTTCCATCGCCCGAGAAATATGCCTGCAACATCGGCATGAGATTGGAGGAATTGTACAAGTTCTCCGACATCCGCTTGCTGCCAGAGCCTCGACCACAGTGATGACCCAAGAACTTCGACCAAAATGGAGAAGTATATACAACTCTAATGGCGTTCTGGTCTTTGTATTCCTCAATCCTTGGGGGCTTGCGATCCTTGCGTACGCGGCGATAAGGCTCTCCCTCCAATTCAGCCAGCTTTTCGCATAACCACTCAGCCACACCACGTTCATTGGAATTTAACGTGAACCCCACTACATCCGATCTGGTAGTGCATCCCTCAGCTAGATACCAGCCAATAACTCTCAGCATATCTGGGGAGAAACACGCGGATTGGTTTAACTTCCGCTTGGGGATGAAAAGCCAATCCCCTAGACGCAAATCGCTGGCGGCCTTCCATGTAGGAGGAGTTATTAAATTTCTCTTACGAGTTTTGGTTCCACGCTTACACCATTTGTACGTGCAGGCCCAGAATGGATGATTGTGAGTGCAGGTTATATTTCTATACGACCCCAACGCCTCGATTTCTAGTAGTTGCTCCGCTTTGGATTCGGATACAGCGTTTACTACCCCAAAATCCCCATTCTGCTTACGCACCAAATCGCCAACAATAATATTTTCAATTATGTTTCTTCCTCTAGACGTCTCGATCATTGTCCCGGCGGGGAAGCACATGAAAATATCGTCGTGGCCTTTGATCACCTGCCAGTTCCACGGCATCTCCATCTGCGCGCGGGACATCTGCGCGAGGAATTGTTGATCAGTGACGTGGGCCTCGCCACGGCGCAGCGCGAGGCGGAAGCGGTCGAACAGCATGCGGCGGGAGCGTTGGGTGGTTTCCCAGCCGAGGGCAGTGGACGCTTTGGCATGGACTTTATCGTCGCGTGAGCCGCGCCAGAGATATTGCTGTGGGTAGTAGTATCGATCGCGGAGTTCCTGCGCAGCAGTGGCTCCCCAGCCGCCGGTGAACTCGATGTTAATCATCGCGTTGTTGTAGAACCTGCCCAAGCCATTGAGAAAGTAAGCGAGAGTTTCTGGAGGGATGCGTTCGGCAAAACGAAAGGCCATTCTACCCGTATCACCATTCCAACCGACAATGGCGGCAAAGTCACCAGTTCCGACACCCTTGGCGGCGTCGGCCCCAATGTAATACTGGCCGCGTTCAATGGGCAGTTCCCAGACTCGTATCT